CACGCTGGCGGGCTTTGAGGAGGTTTGCGTTCATTCCGATGCGATGGAAGCGCCCACGGTCGAGACCGTCTTCGACGCGAGCTGGATGAGCGCGACGGCGAGGTCGGCATTGCTGATGACCTCGCTGGAAGGAACCAGCTCAACCGGCTCGTCGTAGCGACCGGCATCGCGGCTGTGGCTGACGATGATCTCCACGGCATGAAACTCGTGGAGCCTGACCGCGAATGAGCGCAAGCCTGATTCTCTCAGCTCTGGCGGTGTGATCTCGCGGACGGTCATGTCATGACCGTGATGTCAAAACTTCTACGCCAAGGCTACGAAGGTCGAGTCCTCACGCGGCTCCTTGAGCCGCGAGCCATTCCTGGATGGCGAGAGTGTATTCGCCGCCGGGACGCTTGTCGCCGCTCAACCAACTGGTGAGCTGATGCGGCTGGATGCCGAGAAACTGGATGAGTGCGGTCTTGCGTCCGCGTCCCGCTTCGCAGTAATCACGCAGGCGGGCGATCAGGGCGTCAAGCCGTGGCGAGTTAGCGGCCATAGCCAAGTTCAAGCAGGCTTTCGATGCTGATGTCTTCATCCAGCTCGGGCCAGTGCAGGCTGAACGGCAGCAGCCGGATGTTTGCCAGCGACGCAGGCGAGGCATGCGCCAGACGTTCCGTGAGCGACGTTGGGAACGCGATCTCCGCGCCATCGTCGAGCTGGACGTGGATGATGCCGTGGTCATGCCACGCCCTGCGGGGCGTGGCGTCCGTTTCGATGTCAGTCTTTACCATGAATTTTCTCCCAGGCGGCGATGAGTTGAGCCTGATGCTGGCAGGCGATGATGAAGGCTTCGTTGATCTCGGACATCTTCATGCCCTTGGTCTTGACCACTTCGACGGGGTTGAGGTTGAACTTGGCCTGTCCATTGGCTTTTTCAACATGCACATGCGCGGGCTTGTGGTCGAGAGTCGGGATGAAGAAGCGGAAACCGTTTTGGGTGAGGATCGTTGGCATGTGAGTTATTTAACTCAAAAGGGTAAATGATGCAAGTCTTAATTTACCGAAAAGAGTAAATAGTTTTTAGGCATAAAAAAGCGCCGTGGCCAACCAAAAGCCACGGCGCTCGCTAAGGTCCGGCTGCATGAGGCCGGTGAATCTGTTATTTGATCGCGGCTTCGGCTTCATCAGCCGCGATGCCTGCCGCTTTTGCAGCGGCATCTGCTTTGATGGCGGCCTTGATGAGGGCTTCTTCCTCATCGGTTCCTTTGGCTGCATCAGCGGCAGCGGTGGCGGCGTACGCTGCGGTGGCGAGGCTGCTGGCTTTCTCGCGGAGCTGCTTGGCGGCATTTGCGGCGGCAGACTTGTCCTCCGACTTGACTTTGCCGCCTTTTCCTTTTGTGGCGGGGAGTTGCGAGGGCTTGAACTGGTGGCTTTTGCCGAGGCCGCTGGTGGTCCAGAGCTGAACCACCGGATATTTGTCCGAAGGAGCCTCGCCCCGGTTGACCATCGCCTTGAATTTCTGCAGGGTCTGGTCAAACGGCGCGAGTTCCGTGAGGGCTTTGCCCGACTGCTTGTCCAGCGTCAGGCCGATGAGGAGGGCGAGCTTCATGCGGAGGCAGTCAGGCTAAGGGGGGTCGAATCAGGCAAGCGGCGTGGTGATGAGCTTCATCGCGGCGGTTTCGCCGAGGGCGTCGCCGTAATGGGCCTCAATGAGCTGGACCACTTCATCCGTGTCAGGATATGCGATCTCCTTGTATTCGAGCACGATGCCGGAGTAGCTGTCCTCGACGATGCGGTAGTCGCTCAGGAGCTTGCGAATGGCAGGCTCAGGCTCGACGGGCGCGAAGCCGACGAGCAGCGCGGAAGGCAGCGCGGCGATGCCGGTGATGTTCTCATACTTGCGGCAGGTGCCGGCGGTGGCGTCGGCGGTGATGTTCACGGCAGCGCCGCCGATGCTGGCGGAGACCTTGAAGCCGTCCGCCGTGGCGTCGCGCACAAAGTAGGCAACCGCGGCGGCGGTGAGGCCCGTGCCACCAGTCAGCGTCGGGAAGATGACGCGGTCGCCATCACTCAGACCGTGGGCCACGGCGGAGATGATGTCGTCATCCGCCTCGGCGGTGATGTTGAACGCGGTGCCGTTGTTCGTCGGCAGACCGGCGGTGCCGATCTCGTCGAAGCCGAAGATGCGCTTCACCAGTGCGTCACGGAAGGCGGCGGGATCGGCGCTCTTGGAGGCGTCGATGACCTGGGCCTGGCGGACCAGGTTGAAATGGAAGGCCGGGTTCAGGATCAGACTGCGCCCGATTTCCGGCCAGTAGTCTTCCATGCACTTCTGGGCGAGGTCCGCGCATTCGTTCTCATCGAAGTTAGCGGCGGCGACTGGTGTGATCGTGGAGCCGGTGAAGTCGGAATGACGCACGCGGGCGAAGATGTCGGCGATGATGTCATAGGCGAGTTTTTCGCCTTTCAGCCGGCCATGCATCTCCGGGTTGAACATCGGCTGGCGGCTGCGTTCCTCGGAGGTGAAGGAGATCGCCTGGACCTTGTTCTTGTTGATCGTGATCTCCTTCGCATTCGTCGCGGTGCTGGTGGCGAGCGCCTTGTAGCTGCCGCCGCTGGCGCGTGACTGCGAGGCACTGGTGGCCAGCGGATAGTAGGGGATCGCCATCTTGTTCGTGCCTCTGAGCTGCACGTTGGTGTAAGCGGTGGCGAACTGCTGCAAAGGCAGGATGGCCCGGCGGAAGGCCACAAGGGCGGCGTCGAGGACGGTCGTGAGCTGAAGCTCGGAGGCGATGGTGTTACTCATAAATCAGGAGGGCGATGGGTGCGGAGTCGTGGAAAGGCGGGTGTCAATTCTGGGCGCGGTAGCTGCGCAGCAGCTCGCTGCGCTCCTTCTGCGTCTTGCAGGCGGCGAGGGCGGTTTCGAGCGCGGCCTCGGACTGTGGCACGTCCTTCGTTTTGATGCCCTCATCGGGAGCCGGGAGCTGGCTGGCTTCAATGCCCACGCTTTGCACGATGGCCTTGGCCTGCGTGCTGGCGCGTTTGCTGATGTCCTGCTCGGCGGACTTCAGTTTCTCCACTTCCTTTTGGTGATCGCCCAGGGCTGCGGTGACTTCGCCGAGCTGCGACTCCAGTTCGGTAATGCGGGCCTTGGCGGTGGCGAGATCGGCATGCGCTGAATCGCGCTCCGCTGTGACGCTTTGCAGCGAGGTGGTGGCAGTGTCGAGTTTCGCAGTCAGTTCCGTTTTGGAGCTGAGCGCGGCGCGAAGCTGCTGTCCGATGGTGGCCTTCGGCTGGGCGTCGCCCGAACCACCGGCATCCGGTGCGTCTGTGGCGGCATTGAAGAGAGGAGAGCGTGGGCGGAGCATGGTGTCGAGTGGTGGAGACGTGGAGGGATGGGTGTCAAAGCAGGCTGATGAATTCATCCCAACCGGAGACGAGGCCATCCACCAGTCCAAGGCCGAGCGCCTGTGCGCCTGTATAAACCTTGGCCTCGGTGAGGACTTCTTTGGCGACGTCAGGGCGGGCTTCCTTCACCGCGACGACGAAGCCCGCGTTGGCCTCGTCCACGATGGATTGCAGATACTTGCGATCCGCCTCACTCAATGGCCGTCCGGGCGAGCCGAGCGCCTTGTGGGTGCCAGCGGCGAAGACTTCGAGCTTCAAGCCTTCCATCTGCATGCGCACCGAATCATCAAGGATGCCGAGGATGGTGCCGATGCTGCCGATCTTCGCGGAGGGCGTGATGTAAGTCTCATTGGCCTGGATGCCCGCATACACGGCGGCGGATGCCATCATGTAATCGACGAACGCATACGTCTGCTTCATCTCGCCGGCGGTTTTGATCAGCGCGGAGAGTTCAGGGGTGCCGACGACCTGGCCGCCGGGAGAATTCACGTCGAAGACAATCGTCCTGATCTCGGAATCGGACATCGCCTGGCCGACGGCATGAGCGATGCGGTCATGCGAGACCATGCCGAGGCAAGCCTCCTGGATGAAGCCAGCATTCTTGGCGAGAACGCCGTTGAACGGGATGATGGCGACGTCCGCCCGGCCTTCCAGCGTGTTGAAATAACGGCCGTCACGCGTGCCGTCCATGTTCGTGCGGCCGGTGGCAAGACCGGCACGCTGATGGCCGAACTTGTGCGGCTTGTCGGCGGCCATCAGCTCGCCGAGATCTGCGGCGCTGGCCTTGCCGGTCATGCGCGGCAGCAGCACGCCAGCGATGGCGTGGAAGTGCGAGTTTTCGAGGGCCAGCGGCTCGCAGAAAGCGGCCTGGAAGATAAGGGGGAGCTGGAGCGGGTTCATGGGAGTGGGAAGTGCGGAATTCCGCACTTATGTATCAATCTCGATGTCGTCGGCGGGATGGGTGGACGCTGGATCGACGTTGATCGAAGCGCTGGAGCTTGTGGCGGGAAGGTCAGATGCTTCAAGGCGGAGACGCTGCATCTCCGCCTTGCGCCAGGCGATCTCCTCAAGCCATTGCGTGGTCTGGCGCTTCCATGCCTCGCCCCGCATGCCGTAAATGTTTTTGAGCGTGATGTGCCCACGCACCCATTGATCGATGTAAACGCGGCCATCCCGGCCAAAGTCCACGGTCAGGCGGGCGGGGGAGAGCCATTCATGCATCCACCACTCTGGATCGCTGCAGGGCGGCAGCTCGCCAGCGGCCTCCCAATCCTGGAGCTTCAACACATAGGCGGGTGCGAGCACCTGCTCACACATCTCCTCCTGATCGACCTCAATCTTGCCCTGGCAGTCAGCCATGATGAAGCGCGTGTTCGCGCCGCCGAGCGCCTCGATCTTCCAAAGCACTTCGTATGGGTAATCGGTGCCGAGGGCGATGTCGCGGATCTGCTCGTCATTGTAAGCCGCGACATTCGGATGCGGACGCTGGTCATGCAGGATCTTGAGCGACTGGCCCGGCTTCAGTTCCTCAATCTGGCCTTTCCCGAGCATTTTTTCGAGCGTGATGGGCTTTTGCGTCTTCGGGTCTTCGACGATCACCTGCGGACGCGGCGAGCTGCCACCAGGACCAAGATTCCCCGCAGGATTTGGCGCGGTGCCGAGCTGCTGCTCGATGGCCCACGCCTGGAAGGCGCTCATCTTGATGCCCATCGTGAAGGCGGCCTCGATCTCATCGAGCGACTTGAGCTTATTTGCAGCATGCGCGAGGCAGGTGATGCCACGCTGCCAGCCGATGCCCTCATGGCTGGCAAAGAACAAGACGTTCTGCGCCGCCACATCGACCTGCGTGAGCACATTTTTACCGTCGCGCCCGAGAATGCGGTAGCTGAGAGCACGGTCATGCGGATTGAGCAGCACGCCATCCCGCATGCCCGCAGGCGGTTTCATGCCGTTGCCGATTTGAGCGCCATCGTAAAGCTGGAAGCGCAGGCGCCCGTCCTCGTCACGAGCGGCCACCATGCAGGCGTCGCCGGTCTTGAGCTGGGCGCGTTTCAGCGCCCGCTGGGCGCTGCTGCTGCCGAACTTGCCGCACAGGCTGAAACTTTTCGGCGACTCGGCATCCCGCGCCCACAGCGCCTTCACGCGGTCATTGTAGGCGATGTCTTTGGTCATCGGCTCTGGCACGAGGCCGGTGCCGGTGACCATGCGCGTGATGCAATTGATGATGCGACGAGGCTTGCCACCGTTGCGATAGAGATGGCCGATGCGGTCGAGCAACACGGAGCGCGAGAGGTGATCCACCTCAGCGGAGGATTCGATGCGCGGGATGTAAACCCAGCCGCGCTCCGGCGAGGTCAGCGCCCCCTCGTAACCGCCCCAGGCGGCCTGCGGCTGAATGACTGCAGCGGTCTGGACGGGAGGCTGGTAGCGCTTCTTTTTGCTCATGAGAAGTCGCCGTAACGGACGGCTCCGGGCGGTGGAAGTTTGTCGGCACCGCCGGCGGCAGCTTCGGCCTCCAGTCGTTGCAGGCACAATTCGGTGACGTGCTGGAGGAAGCGGGCCTCGACTTTGCGCTCGGCGGTGTGGGATGCGCTCTGATAAGTCGTGGCTGTCACAAATTCGTCACCGGCGGCGACCGCCTCGGAAGCGGCATTGTTGAGGCTGTCCAGCCAGCCAACAGGATCGGGAGCACGGCGGGCCTTGCGCAGCCAGCTCGCGATGTCGAGTGCATTGATGATGGGTTCCGCCATGTGCTGGCGGGCGGTGTCAATCCTCCGGCGACTCCGGCGCTTCTTCCCTGGCTTTGCGGGCCTTTTCCCAACGGGCGTTCACCGCCGCCCGCGCCTGTTCAGTGCTGCGTGCCTTCTTGCCGATTTTCGACAGGTAGCGGGAGACCGGGCTGCTTTTCTTCTTCGGAGGCATGACGCGGATGAACCATAGCCAGCACGCCATAGGCTTCGCAACGCACAATTGCTCCGAGAGCGCGTCCTTCGGCGGCGACGCGATTGAAAAACTCTTGAACAGGGTCGGTTGTCATACTCAAGCGGGTTGTGTGTCAAACCCTTGCAGAGCCGGGAAGAATCACTTGTTTGATAAGGCCGGATTTCCATAGGTCAAAGGCGAGCGGCAGCGGCTTCCCGGCGTGGATCTCGCCGTGATTATTTTTTCCAAGGCGCAGACGGGCGGCTGGATCGAGCTGCTTCATGCGGTCGAGAAGATGGCTGGCATCTCCGCCATGCAATTCGATTTTCACGCTGGACGCAGGCGGCTCAGAAGCGGTTTCCTCTTCCGTCTGTTCCTCGGGCTGCCGCGATACCGGCGGTCGTCCGCCGCGTAGCTGCTTCAGATCCTCTTTGATCTCCTGGAAGATCACATACTGGTTTTTGCCGAGATCGAGCGCGTCGTTTGGACCGTGCTTCTGCTTGTCGTGGACGAATTTTTGCACGCGACGGCCGTTGACGCTGACGATCTTCAGTCGCTCGGCCCTCAGCTCCTGCACGACCCACGGCGCGGCGGTAATGAGATCGCGGGGGAACCACAGACGCGGGAAACTTCGCTTGCCGATGCGTCCGAGCAGGAAGTCAGACTTGATGGCGTGATCGTAAAACTCGCGGATGACGATCTGCTGCCCATCGCACACGTCAGGCCGGTAGCGGATGGTTTTGTCACGATACTCCGAATGAAAACCGGAGCCGCGTGAGGGATGGAGCTGGAAGCCCTGCGCCTGCGCTTTGAGACAGCAGCGGAGCACGTCCATCTTGTCCTCACCGCAGTCGATGAGGCCCGCGCCGACAAACATCGGCTCCGCGTGTCCTTCCCGCCAGTATTCGCGGCGAAACAGCTCAATGAAGGCGTCGTAGTCCTTCGCATAGCCGCAGTCGATGAGGAAGCCTTCCCCATCGGCATTCCATGCCTGCGTCCAGAACTTGATGCAATGCTCCTGCTTGTCGCCGGTCAACGTCAGCCACATCGGCTCCCTGAAGGGCAGCGCCGTGTGGAACTCATCGTCATGATAAGCCAGCTCGAAAGCGGAGCCGAGCGTCACGGCGCGACCGCCGCGCTCTTCCGTAATGCCTGCGACGAGTGAAAGCACCGCGTCTTCCTTCACCTGCGTTTCCTGCGCCTCCCAAGGCATGCCTTCATGGTTCGTGCGGAAGTATTTTTGGCGCTCGACATTCGGTTCGATCACGTAGGCGCTCAGCCATTCCTTGGCGAGGAAGCCCCAGGTCAGGTCCGTCCACAAAGAGTAAAGGTCCGATATCTGGAAGCTGCGCACGCCGGGCTCGGCGGCGACTGCATTGCCCGACGGCGGGCGGCGGCGATCTCCGGCTGGTGTCGGCACCCACTCGCCAGCATTGATCATGTCCCACTTCTGGTGCTCGTAGATCGAGCCGTTGCATGCTTGGCACTGATAGTAGGTTTCAGCCATCACGCGGGCGAGGTTCCAGCCATCGCGTTCCTTGCAGTGTCCAAAGCGCAGATATGGCAGCAGCAGTTCGATGTGCTTGTGACAATGCGGGCATGGCACCATCCACTTCTCCTGAGTGCCGCGAATGTATTGGAGGTCGATGACACCGCCAGCCAGCTCAGGCTTGCTGCCGCCGAAGATTTTGCCGTCGGCCACGCCGACGAGGCGGGATCTCGCTCGATCCACCGTGGTTGTCTCCTGCGTATCGTCCTGGTGGTTCTCCAGTTCGTCGAGGACGATGTAGCGATACCAGGTCTGCATGAACGGCCCGGCCGCGCCGGAGCCGCTGACCACCACATCCATGTTGATGAGGCTGATAAGATGCGTCGTGACGTCGTCTGCGTTGTCGCTGAGCTTGGCGCCGGCTGAGTCCTTGAGCGACTCAAGCAGTCGCGTCTTGCTGACCTTCTTCGCTTCTTCACGCGAATTGATCGCGAACAGCGCATTGCCAGGCCAGTGCTCAGGCATGTAGCGGATGACGTTCAATCCCGTCTCGGTGAAAGAGGAACGTGAGCATTTCATCACCCAGCCCTCCCGCACTTCTGGCTGCAACGGGAGTTGATGCCACTCCTTGGCCCACGGCGTCTGGTCCGGGTCGTAGAGCCTTGGCTGCGGACTCATCTTGCCGCCCAGCCACACGTTCTCCGCCGCCCAGCCCCACACCGGCTGCGTAGAACGCGTGCGGAAACATGAGTCGGCGAGTTTTTGAAGAAACTCGCGCTCTGGCGTCACCACGCTTGACGCCGCATGCTGGAACAGGTCAATCATGCGGCTTCGACGTCAATGATCTCGGGCTTCCAGGCGTCCGACCAGCGGGTCTTTTTTCCGTGGGCGAAACAACCATCGGTGATCGACAGCGCCAGCTCTCGCTGTTGGTGCGTCGGCATCTGCGGCGCGAGCTGTCGAATCACCTTCAGCAGGCCATTGAAGAAGCCCTGGCCGATGACAGTCAAAAATGAAACGATCTCCGTGTTGATCTCTCTGGTGCGCAACACCTCGCCACGGCCCTCCTGGATTTTGATGATGTCCTTCTCCCAGGAACGGAGCATCTGCTCGAGTTTGGTGTATTCGATGAACAGCGTCTTGTATTCCTTCATCCGCTGATGCTTCAGGGCAATTTGCATCTGCGAGAAGGTGGCATCGACGAGCATCTGCACTCGGCGCAGCCCCATGTCAGCGGCATGCACCGTGCTGCCATCGAGCTTCATCGCAGGCAACGGCGGCGGTTCGTCACTGGTTGCAGCATCCTCTGCGGCGGATTCTGCTGCGTCTGAACCTGCTTCGTTTTCCCGCTCAAACCTGGTCAGGTTCTCACGCGGCTCCTGGCCCATGACACGCCGGAACCATGCCGCCATGTCGGCGGGTGCGTCGAGCGGCGGGAAGTCCGGCGGCTCAGCAGTGCGGCCTTTGGCGACGAGACGCTTAATGTTGCGCACATCGCGCTGGTAGATCTTCGCGTAGTGCTGGAACGGCCGCTGGTAGCGCTCTGTCGTCTGCCGGTGAAGCAACGACGCGAGGTCGGGAATGCCCGCCTCCTTCCGTTCTTCCTTTGTGAGCTTGCCACCGAGCGTCCATTTGCGCGTCAACGCGATCTTGCGTGCGCTCAGCAACGCCTCCGGTGGCGTCTCGTCAGCGAGGTAGCGATGCATCAGCTCCCGCTCGGCAGGGCTGAGGTTCGCACCGCCGCTGACCTTTTGAATCAGGTTGCGAAGATCGGCGGACAGCACTTTGTCAGCAAGTTCTGGAGACACGTCAGGCATGCGTGGATTGCAGTTGCTCCAGCCAGGCGCGGTGCCATTCCAGCGTCTCGGCATCATTGAAGATGACCATCTGCTCCGTGTTGTCGGAGCTGCGAAGATTAGCGCTGCCCTCGATGACGAAATGATCACCGGATGCCGTCGGCATGCCGATGACCTTGGCATGCGAGCGCGTCACGATGATGCGTGCGTGCGGCTGCAGCCGGGTGGAGACTTCGCGGAAGGTCGTGGTCCTGTCCACTTGTGCAAAGTAGTGACTGCACACAAGGGTGATCGCCCCAACCTGGTCGCGCTCACGCAGCAGGGCGAGCGCGTCGGCATTGGCGACGCTGAGTCCGAGCGTGGCGATGTGGAGATGCTCGCAGCGGCCGCGGGCAGCGATGATGGCCGCAATCAAGTCGCAGAGCACGAAGTCGCCGCGAAGAATGCAATGTGTTCGTTCGCCCGGCCCTGGCAGGTGCGGCAGAACAGCGCGGGCGTTGTCGGGATGGATCAGCTTCCGAATACCAGCACGGGAGGCATAGTCTCTGGCGGCAGCGGCCTTGAAGAGGAACAGGTTGGATGGCAGTGCGAACGCCGCCGTCTGCGGCTCGCGTTCAAGCTGCTCGACGAGGTCGGAAAAATCGGTGCGGAGTTCAATTCCTTCAAGGTCAGTTGAGCGCATGGATTTTCTCGGCCTGCAGGCCCAGGTTGCACATCCGTTCTAATCCCACGGCCACAAACTTGGGATCGAGTTCGGTCGATACACATCGACGGCCTGTTTGTTCTGCTCTTCGATCACTCGGCGAATGTGTGCCTCATGGTCGATCACGGCTTGAGGTGTCGGCACGGGCAGCTCATCCCACATTGCGCCAATGATTCGGCGAGCCTGTGCCAAGCCTTCAGAGATGCCGTCCCAGTTGGCGTTGATCAGGTCAGTAGTGTCCTTTCGTGACCATTTTTCCACCTGCTCTTGAGAGAGCGTTACGTTGCTCGGCCAGAGCAGAACAAGTCGCTGCTGGAGCAACCGCGCCCGCTCTGTTGTCGGTGTTTGTATTTTGGTTCATAGATTTTGGGTGTTGCGGCCCGCGCTCTCGGCGCGGTGCCAGAGCTAGGCGTTCCGCAGCAGCCATCGTGGTGCCTGAGCCGTTGAACAGCTCGATGACGGTTTCTCCTCGGCGGGATGAACTCCATATCTGCCGAGCCACCAACCGCACTGGTTTGACCGTGGGATGGAGATCGCTGCAAATGTTCCGAGGTTCGCGGATGACGGTGGTGTCATCGGCATTCCGCAGATGATTGATCAATGTGATCAGCTCGCCTTTCGAGAGTTTTTTGAGATCGGTGTTCTCGTCGATAACCGTGGCCTGGCTGTAGCCACCCTGCCAGTAGTGCCCGGCTCCAGCCTTCCAGCCATACAAGATCGGTTCGTGTTGCCATTGATAGTCCTGGCGGCCCAGGGTGAAGCCCTGTTTAACCCAGATCAGACACTGCGCGATGTAGAGACCGGCGGCGCTCGCGGCGGCACGTGTTTCGAGACCGAAGCTGTCGGCGTGAGCGATGTAAACAGCGCCGCCTGGCTTGAGGCGTGAGGCTCCCATGCCGAGCCAGGCTTTGAGCAGCTCGCCATACTCGGCACGCGGCATGTCATCGTTCAGGATGGACTGCGGTTTGATCGTGGGGTTGGCACCGGTGGCCGCGTGGATCTTGTCGCGTTTGCGTTGAGAGGCGTCGTATTTGACGTTGTAGGGCGGATCGCACCAGATCATGTCGGCGAGACCATCTCCCATGAGCCGCTGCCAGTTGTCGGCGGCCTCGCAAGGACCGCAGAGCAGACGATGCGGGCCGATCTGATACATGTCTCCCGGCTGAACTCGCCACTTTTCCTGGAGCTGCTCCGCCTTTGAGATCAGTTCTTCAGTTTGTTCGGTGTCATCGGTGGTGACCGGGCATTCAACCAGAGCGAGGAGCGATTTCTCATCATAGAGCGCCAAAGCCGCATCGAGACCGGCGGCATCAATGTCTTTGGCGAGCGCCACGAGCATCTCCTTCTCCCACTCGCCGAGCAACCGGTTCGCGGCGATCATCATGGCGTAGTGTGTAGCCTCATCGACGTCCACCACGCTGACATCGACGTGAGTAAAGCCCATTTCCGTCATGACCTTGAGCCGGAAGTGGCCGCTGACTAGACAGCCGTTCCTGCGGTTCCAGACCAGCGGTTCAAAGTAGTTGTGCTCCAATGAGCGTTTCAAAATTGCCCAGATTGGTGACCCAGGCTCCGCGTGCGTTCGCGGGTTCCTTGGATGGAGCTTGAGTTGCTCCACTGGCACAGCACGGGCGATTTCGATGGCGGCGATTCGTTCGGTCACACGGCACTTGCGGTGTCAAAGCACAGCGGGGACGTATCAAGGGACAGAAACAATTTTGCCCGCTCTCTTAGAAAGAGGGATGGGGACGATTCCCCCGGCTAAAGGGGCGGCGGGGTCAAAAAGATTCCTTGGTGGCGTGTGGGGTGTCGTCACGCGGGGGCGCAAGGAGGTTTTTGATGAGATTTGCCACCAGCAGCAAACACAGACACTCCACCAACAAATAGACCAGACCCACCAATTACCTCTTTAACCTCTAATACCTCTATTACTTTCCTGTATCCTCAAGCCTTCCAGCTTCAAGAGGTTGACGTAAATAACCGACAGGTTCGAGTGCTTTGATGGAAAGCGTTGCTTTCCTCGTGTCTCGCATCTCGCAATTATGGCTATAGGTCAGGTAGGTAGGTGCTCGCTATTGCTAAAATACAGGAGGTGCGGAGGGCTCGGGAGGCGCAGCTCCGCCGCGCCCCGGTCAGAGGAATCAGTCCGGCGCTCTGCGCCGATGCTACCGCACACGCGGTGCTGTAGAGCAGAGGCGACCGCACGGCACACGCTATGGGCCTCGCTCGCTCTACACGGTCAGAGCGCGCCCTTGTTCTCGTTCACGCCACGCTGCGGCGGCCGTGCTCATTCCTCGGCGCTTACACCCGCTTCACCCGTTCGACCTCGTAGCGCGCCGGTGTCACCTGTCTGCGGTGCTTCATCTCGTAGAGGTGGCCATCTGGCCCCTTGAAGTAGCGCTCATGCAGCTTGCCCTTCAGCGCGTTGCCGAACGAACTCCGCGTCTTGGGTGACAGCCACTCCGAGGCATGCCTCTTGCGGGCTACTTCGTCGCCGGTAGCACCAGCCGCCCACATATCCACGTCATCGACGGCCTCCGTGGTGGCTGTAGCATTGCTCACAAATTTCCACCCACCCGCTTTGCCCTCGGTCTGCATCACGCTCTCGATGTCCTTCTCCGGCCACAGCGCATATGTCGCCACCGCATGGCGACGGGCCACACCGGCGAACTGTGCGACCGTAATCTCAAACACCTCGCGCATCTCCATGTCCTCACCAGGGCCGAACTCGATCAGCGCCAGCTCCGCCAGCTTGCGGAATTCCACGCTCTCCTTGTCGCCGATCTCCTCGTTCGTGCTCGGCACCATGCAGTCCCACTTCTGGTTCGCTCCCTTTCGCCCAGCGTGCAGCACGATGGCCGGGATGATGCGCGTCCACTGATTGAAACTCCCCAGCTCCTTGCCGGTCCAGGCCGGACGGCCGTCGTTGTCCCAATCCCTCAGGATCGCCCACGCGGCCGCCAGACCGTCGCGCCGGTGTTGCTCATCGGCAAAGAAGGCCGAGTCGAGGATCTTCACGCTTTTGGGCAGCTCGCGATCTGCGCCAGCCTGCCTGTTGAGCAGGTCCACGATCAACGTCCGCCGCTGCAAGTCCGTCGAGAGCGTCGCATTGTTACCCGTGCCGAGGGTCATCGCTCGCAGCTTCACCGCACCTTCATCATTGCCGCCGAGCTTGCGGAATTCACGTTCTTCATTCGAGAGCCATTCGTCCAGCAGCACCGTCTCCACCGGCTTGTCATGCCAGTTCACGTTGTCGAAGAACACATACGGATTCCCTCGCAACGCGGCCGTGTTCAGCGCCTCCATCAGCTTGTCCTCAGCGTCCGGGAGCAGCGGCCGCGTTCGCATCGTCCCATGAGTCAGCCATGTCACATAGCTGGCCAGCGTCGTCTTGCCAGACTCCTGGATGTTGGCGTTGTAGAAAAACATCGGCGCTTTGCCCAGGTAGATACCACGGCCATACATCGTCAGGATCGCGGCCAGGTGAATCGCGAAATCTCTCTCGGGTGTCCGCCACCCGAACCAGCGAAACAGATTCCAGAAGTAGTTCACCGCTTCGTCGAAATCCATGTCTGTGCGATAATCGACGCCGTTGCGGCAGGTGTAGATCCCCGTGCCAGCATCGTAGCCGTGATTCAGGAGCCTCAGTCGCGGATTTCCGCGCTCATCGAGATCACCGGCATCGAGCACCGGCAGCCTCACCATGTGAATGCCGTTCAGCACCGGCAGCTTCGCTTGCAGCACCCCGTTCGCGTCGAGCATCGTCTCCGCCTGGTCTTTCGTCAGCTCACCCTTGAGCGGCTTCTTGATCTTGTTCCCGTGCTCATCCGTCTCGCCTGTCTCGATCCACTTCGCAACGGGGAAAACGCCGCGCACCTGTGGCAGCCACATGCGGAATCCTCGCGCCGTCATGGCCTTCCGCGCGCGCCTTTGTTCATCCACCGTCACAATTGCTTCATCAGACCTATACAACCCCCAGCGCCCGTCACTCGCTTTGAGCAGGTCCGCCACGCGATTGGCGAGATCGTCAATCGGCAGGTTCACGTTCAGCAGCGGCGCTTCGATCTGCGTCTTCTCCGCCGGTGGCAGGCCCGCGTCCTCCCTCAGCGAGGCCAGCCCTGCTGAGAGCTCCCCGCCCTGCCCCTGATGTGTCGTGTCAAGTTCATCAGCCACGGGCGTAGATCATGCCCTCCGCGATGCAGCGGCCCCGCTCGGCCGCCGGGTTGAAATACAGCAGCGCCTGCTTCGCGCTGCCAAACTTGAACGGCACGAAATGCATCACCCGCTTTCCTCTCGCGTCCACCACTGGCTTGCCGTCGGCATCGAGCTTGCTCATGCGCTTGCCCTCGCGCCAGGTGTTCGGCAGCCGGGGATACACCATCCCGTGCATCGCCTGCGGATCACAGCCCAGCAGCGTGAGCAGCTCCTCATTGTCAGGGTCTTTGACCTCATCGAGCAGCTCAGCCTCTGTTTCCTTCCCCAGCCTCACCAGTGCGTGCAGCGACCGCCAGCCGCTCGCAATAATCGCCACGATGCGGATCTTCGCCCGCACCATCGCGTTCAGCCACAGCTCATGCGGAGCCTTGTCCGATTCGAGCAGGATGTAAGGCCAGCGTGTCACGCTCGCCTTCGTGCGCCGGCTCATCTCCACCGCACCCCAGGGCTTCGTTACCGGATGCCAGCTCGCATCGGTTGGTTGCATGAGAAACGTCATGCCCTCCGGCGATCCCTTCGGCAGCTCCGTGATCGGCTCCGGCTTCTGATAGGGCGTCTGATTCAGCTTCCACCAGCCTTTGCCAATCACGCGTCCGTAGTCGCCTTGCGTCCCCCACATGCGGTTAAAGACGAGGATCTTCTCACCCGGCTCATACAGCCCGTCGAGAAACAGCGTCGGCCCCACCAGTTCCAGTTCCATCGCGCACCGCTCTTTCAGCCAGCACCGCCAGCCAGACATGTCCACCGGCAGCCCTGGAGCCTGCGCCTGCTTGAGCCGTTCCAGGTCAAACTTCGATTTCTTCCGGTGCTTCACCGGCTCCACACTTTGCACCTGGCCCATGTCTTGCAGCCCGTCGCCGACCATGTGGCCGCGGGGCTTGTCATGGCGGAAATTTAGCGCGTTGCGGCACATGCGCTCCAGATCCCGTTGCGGCCACGGCGGTGCGCACGTCGCATTGTATTCCAGCATCAGGGGCAGCGCCTGGTCCGGCTCAAGGCCAAAGCCCCACACCAATAGGCACGCCACGCTGAACGTCGTCGCATTGCCGCCGCTCCCTTCGATGGCAGGTGGACGCGTGGCCACGCATGCCCGTGCTCGCTCGATGAGTGTCATTCGCTTAGACGGTTGTCAGTTGCGCCACATCATGGCTCGACGCCCCCTCTCCCCCCAGCGGAAGCAAAGGCTGCGCCGGGTCATCCCCCGGCGGTGGCAGATCGAGCTGCAGCAGCACTCCGGCCTTGCTCTGTGTGGCGGCAAACAGCATCGCCTTCACATAGCCCGACGCGTCGAGTTCAAATTCCGCGCCCTTGTTCTTCACCGCCTGCCCCAGGCGGTCTGAGATGGTGATCGTCAGTGTCATGATGGTTGTTGGTTCGTTGTTGCTTCAAATCATCTGCGGTCACTTCGATCCTTTTGCCTTCTTTGCCGTCTTGTAGATTTTCACGCGTAGCGCATCCCAAGCCTTGCGCTTCTTCGTGCCCTCAGCGGGCATCGGGCCGATGATTTGCGACCATGCCGCTCCAGCACGAGCTTGAGTCACCTGCGCATCAAACTCGGCAGCAGCGGCGGTTTTCTTCCACTCCGGGCCAGGCTTGCCAGCCATAATACCGCGCTTTGCAGCCTTCATGAGCGGCGTCTCGCCGGGGTCTGCGGCTTGAGCCACCTTCCCCTTCGCAATCGCATCAGCGGCAGCCGTCTTGCTGGCTTCTTTTTCCACACTCCAATCCTCTTTCACTCCAGCCTTCGGTTGCGGTTTGTTCCTGTCCTGCTTCGCCTTTTCTTCGGCCTTCAGCAGCGCTTTCGCACGGCGCTCGATCTCATGCAGTTTGAACCCGCAGCGGTTGAGCACCAGCTCGAAGTCCTCGCAGCGCACACCGTTCCATTTCACGCCACGGGCAATCAGCGCGATGACGATGTGCGCCAGCCAGGCATTCGAAGTCTGGCATTTTTCGCGGAGAATTTTCAAGATCTCGTCTTCATAATCCCGCCCGCTGTTCGCTGTGCCCTTGGGCAGTTTGATCTCCAGCCATTTGCCGACGGCATACATCCCGTCGGCACCGCTCATGCCCAGGGCGAGTTGGAACGCCAGATCCAGAAACTCCAGATCCATCCCCTTCGCGGTGATGCGATTGACGATCTCGGTCAGGCTCTCATGCAGACACAGCTTGTCCAGCTTCTCACGCTTGGTTTCCTCTGCCTTCCGCTGCTTCTCATCGGCTTCGCGTTGCAGCTCGCTCTTCGATTTGGGCTGGCTCTTGAGTTTCTTGGCTGCCTCCTCCTCGGCCTCCAAAATGGCGGCATATCCCTTGTGCCAGTCCACCAGTTCCACCACCGCCATCGTTTCAGGATGTCGGGCCACAATGATCGGCAACTTCAAGTCGTCCAGCTTCACGTCATGATCTGCTGCCACTCGTTGCGCGTGTTGGAGGTCAGTCAGTCCCGAGTCATGGGCCAGATGCCCGTTGTGGCCGCTGAACGCCGCTGCCGCCGCCTTGCCGTCCAGTGTCTTCTTGCCAGCCCGCTCCGCCGCCAGCTTCTTGTCCGCCCACACTGCATCGAGTTTTAGCTTGTGGCAGCGCGGCAGGGTGCAGAGATGACGACTTCCTTGCCCTTTCTGGCTCGCCTTGAACGGGCAGTCCGAGCACGCTCCGCCCTGGATGCGCTCACCTTGCTCATCCTGCTTCACCGGCACCAGGTTCGCGTCATCCAAATTGAAATCCTTGGGACTGAGCTGCTTCATGAAGTGCTCAGCGATCATTTCTTCAGTCTGCCGGTAATTCATCGGCAGCTCCTGCTCCGGGCCAAACCCATGCTTGCCGGGTGTCAGCACTTCCTGCGCACACATGGCCCGCGCCTTCGCGTCCGGGATCTGGCCCACCAGCATCGCCGTGCTCACGGCCACTTCCTTTTTGTCCACCGCCTCGATCAGCTCCGGCGGACAGATCACCAGCTTCAGGCGTGCCTTCACATAGTCCACGTTCTGATGGATCTTGGCCGCCAGGCTGGCCTGTGTGTGGACCGCCTTGCCGTCGCCGCCGCGCATGGCCAGCAGGCGTGCAAACGCATGCCCCTCCTCGGACAGCGTGAGGTCTTCGCGCTGAATGTTTTCTTCCAGCACCATCTGTTCGGCCGTTTGGTCGTCCAGCTCGCGCAACAGGACGGAGACCGTTGTCACCCCCGCCTCTTTCGAGGCTCGCAATCGGCGCTCACCCACTACCAGCTCCAGCCTGCCTGGAGTCTTCGGCGATGCCCGTGCCACCAGCGGCTGGATCAATCCCAGCTCGCGAATGCTGGCTGTCAGTTTCTTCATCTCTTCCTCATCGAACTTGCGGCGAGGTTGATAGGGAGAGGCATCGATCAGCGCTGGATCGTGCTTGATGAGTTTCGGTTCAGTCAGTGTGTTCATGGCTTGCTTCGTTGGGTTCGTGGTCGTTGTCCTGGCACGCGGAATTCCGCGTGCTCGCTGCGTCTGCCGCCGGCTCGATTTTTGTTGCCACGCGCCGCCTTCGCGCATTTGGCGCTCGTCTCGGCGCCGCGTGCGCCGTTGCTCAGCACGCCGCGTGCGCCTGCCGCCTTCAGCGTTGCCTCCACGACGCGCTTCTCGCGTGCGCTCACGTTCGCCCGCCCCTCGCCGAATTTGCGGCCCACGGCCGACTGGCTCAGACCAAACTGCGTCAGCAGGGATGGCATCACTCGCCGCGTGATCGCCAGCACCTTTTTCGACACATCCCGCTCATGGCGGCAGCCTTTCACCTGGTAGGCCAGGAACAGGCGGAAATACTCCTGCCGTGTCTTCCGCAGCGCACGCACCATCTCACGCAGCTCATGCACATCATCCGTGTCCAGTTCGTCCACCGGATGGTCGTCGGCGTGGGAGAACAGCTCGGCCATCGGCACCTGGGTGTCGCCGTCGGCATCGTCTTCATCATCCAGCACGACTGGCCGCTCCACAAAAGACACCTGGCTCACCCGCCGTGAAATGCCTTCCACACTCAAAAACAGCTCCGTCACCAGCTCCATCGCCTTGTCGCGCTGCCGCCGTCCCATCACCCGGTTCTTCAGCGACCGCAGTTGCGCGAACGCCTGCGAAAACAGTTCCTCCGTGCTCAATCAACGTGTCGTCACCGATCACGGCGAGGTCATGCTTGAAGTGCTCAAAGTCCCGGTCGCTGCAGGGAGCGGGACTCGCCCGGCCGCTGCTCCAGCTCTCCTGTCATCCGCATCACTCCCAGCAGCGTCTTGAGTTGGTTCGCCTCGCTCGCGATCACACAAAGTTGCAGCAGCAGCTCATTCATCACCGTGACCGGCGCGACGCCCTTCAGCTTCCGCGCCTCAGCGGACGCTCTCAGACCCGCCTCAGCGAGCCTGGCTTGGCATTGAGTCAGGTCCGTCGTCAGGCTCATGCTTCCGGGACGCCTCCCTCGCCGGTTTCCACCCACCGCCACACGCGGTCGATCTCACCCATCACGCACTCCGCCAGCATCAGGATTTCACGTCCGCCCACCGTGATCACAAACCTCGGATTCGCCTGCCTCACCCAGCCTGCGGAAATCGCCGCGCCCATCGCCGCATGCGGATATTTTAGACCCACACGGCGGTGTCTTCTCAAGCCCGCCATCGACCCGTGGTCCCGCAGCTCGCGCAGCAGGCGCAGCGTGCTGATGCCTGCGCCAGATGGCAACGACACGCGCCGGTGCAGCCACAGTCCCGCCTTCGCCGCCCTGGACGCCCGTGTTGCAAACACCGGACTGGCATCACATCGCGCCCTCATGCCGCTCCTCCTCTCTGTGCCTTGTGCAGCTCGCCTTCGATCACGCCACCGGCCACGCTGTTGATGACCAGCAGCTCCTGCATGCGGTCGTCATCGAGCAGGCATTCAAAAGTCGTGCGGTGCGCCAGGTCAACAGTCAGGTTCAGAATCACTCCCGCCGGTCCCGTGCAGAGCAGCGTGTAGCGCCCCGGCACCAGCCGCGTCATGCCTTGAGGTCTGAACTGCGCATCGCTCATGCCGAGTGTCTGCCTCCCTTCACACGTTCGGGTTTCGTCGCCCGTTCCTCCGCACGGTCCACATCCGCGGGCCGGAATTGCACCGTGCGGTGCCCCAGCCGCATCGGCTGCAGGCCGATCCGGCGGCAGATGCGCTTCGCCTGCCGCTGACAGCAGCGCCAGCGGGCGGCCAGGTCAGCATAAGTCAGCGGCCCCGCGCTCATGCGTTTCCGGCCTCCTGGTTGAGGTTCAGCCGGCCGCACGCGATGAACTCATCCGCGCTCCGCGCCTCGATATGGATTCGCGCCCGGCCCAGATCCCGCAGATGATCCCCCGCGCTGCCACTGAGCGCCAGAATCACCGCATCAATCGTGCGCGGCACTTCCACGACCTTGTCGCAGAGCAGCAGCGCGTCCGTGCGGATGACCAGTCTCACCTTCATGACCGGTCTCCTCCTTCAGCCTTCGATGTTCCTTGTTCGATGTTCGATATTCTCATCCGCTCCGCCAGCGCCTCCACGCACCGGATCACGCCCTCCAGCTTCCGTTCCGCCAGCGTCAGCTCATCGCCGTAGTCATCCACGCTCAGCGTCGTCTGCGCACGCCGCAGATGCTTCGCGATGCATCGCGCCTCCGCCGCGCACGCGATCAAAATGCGCCGCGCATCCTCCGCAGGCACCGCCCCCCCCGGTAAGCGCAAAGCCGCGAACACATCCATGTCCTCCGACCGTCCGGCCCAGGGAGCGGGAGTCTCCCTCTCCCGGCCCGCTTCAGACCATCGCAGCGTAACGAAGAACTCGTCATCCGCTCGCACCTTCCGCACCGCCAGCGCCACGGTGACCACGATCCCCAACGCCAGCAGCCCAAAGATCATGCCTTGAGGCACCGGAGCCATCGCCACCAGCCGGTCCGAACGAAGCACCAAGAACGAAGCACCAGGAACGCTCGCTGCTTTCACGCAGCTCCACAGCCAGCCGCACAACGCCGCCAGCAGCAGCAAGGTCAGCACCGTCAACACGGTCGCTCCCCACGTCCGACGCACGCGCCTTGGGGCGCAATGAGTCACCGGGCAGCACGTTGAGAAAAGCCGGTTGCTCATGCTTTGGCCCTCCTCTTTTTCGGTTTCTCAAACAGCGAACTCGGCACCGCCACCATCCTCAGCTCCTCCCGCCGACCACAGCCGGGACACATCAGCATCGTGGTGTGCAGGATGCGCCGCATCACCGTGCTGCAGCAAACCGGGAAGTAGCCAGCGTGTGTCACATGCCGCGCAACCGGTTCATTCTTCCAAGCTCGGCTCATGACTCACTCCCTCCTTCTTCCGCATATGCTTCCACGCGGTCGGTCAAATCTCTCAAGGAGCACAAGATGCTCGCCGCGTCCTCATGCAGCTCCGTCTCACGAAGCTCCTGCTGCAAACGCAGCAGGAAAGGCATGGCGCAGGCTGCCCGCAGCAACGCATTGAATTTTTGCTGCGCACTCATGCTCCCACCCTCCTCTCCACCAAGGCTCCTTTGACCAGCAGCGCAGGACGCTTGGCCGCTATTTCCTCCTGCCACACATGCCATTCATCCGGCCTCAGCTCTCGGATCACATACTGCCACTCAGGCAGGCATTGGAAGTCGCTCCTGCAATCGCGCATCACTGCCTCGCGACTGCCGTGCGTCACAAAATCGCTCGCCCGCGACGGCTGCTCCGCATCGCTCTTGATCTCGCGAATCACCAGCTTCGCTGCGAGTTCTTCCGCATCACGCCACGGCTTGCCCTGGCTGATCTCACCCGTCTCACAGTCCAGCCAGGCCACGACATCAGTGAGCGCGTGCCGGACCTCCATGACGATCTGGTAGGTCCGCTGAATTTTGCTGTGCTCCTCATTCTGCCGAGCCGCATCACGCTCCATCCACAGCATCTTGCTCACGCTCTCCAGCGCCAGATCACTCCCGCTGCATGTGCAGATCGTGCTCTTGCTGGGCGGTGTGTTGTCCTTCCAGTCAAGCGTCTGATCTTGACGAGCGATGATTCTGAGTCGGAGAGCGTTACGTTGCTCGGCCAGAGCAGAACAAGTCGCTGCTGGAGCAACCGCGCCCGCTCTGTTGTCGGTGTTTGTATTTTGGTTCATAGATTTTGGGTGTTGCGGCCCGCGCTCTCGGCGCGGTGCCAGAGCTAGGCGTTCGGAAAATGCATCAGAGCCTCGTGTTCGGCGTATCCACACTTCCCGCAAAACCAGGGGTATTTTTTGTGGGGCACGTATTTGTGTCGCGTGGACGGCTGAGGCTTCGGTTTTGGAGATTTTCCCGACTCCAGTTCATCCGCCATTTCATCGCAGACATCGGCCAGAATGTGCATCCTTTCCGTGCGGGCGTCGAAGCCAAGTTCGCGGAGGCGGCGAGCGAATCGAGCGTGAGGCGAGAAGTGCTCTTTTGCTGCCGTCACCATTTTTCCGAGAGCAGCAATCAGCGGAGCGGGAGCGTCTGGCGATACATGGGCCACGGCCCCCGGCTCCAGTTCCACGGCAACAGATTCCGAACAAGCCGATCCAGGAGAACCGCTGGAAGCGGCGACTCTTTTGGTGGTTTTCATAGATTTTCTTTCGCTTCCATCGGTCCCTGATCTTGGATGTTCGATCCGCAAAATGCGGCCGTAGGAATAGCTGAGGATTCTCGCGGCAGCTTTGACCAGGCTGGCTGGCAGCTTCGCTTTACCTGATGCTCTCGGGTTCGTGTTCATGCTTCGTTGCTCCGGTTGTGGTTGGTTGAAAAAGTCCGGGATGCCTCCCCGGCGATGGC